CGCCTCCCGATAAGGCGTTCCGGCCATGACCGCCGCGCGCCCCCCAAACGTGCAAAGGGAATGGGTTTTGCAACGTAGCATCGTTACCTACCTCTCAAAAGCCCTGCCGCCGACTGCGTATTTTACATCGATCGACATTGGTTCAGCGGGTTCGGCTCAGCAAGGCGCGTTGCGAAAGGCGAGGGGCGTGAAGCCGGGGATTGCTGATGTTTTGATAGCGTATCTCGGCGCGACGCTCTGGCTCGAGATCAAGGCCGGGACACAACTGTCCGAACATCAGAAGCTATTCCGCGATCAGGTCATGGCCAACGGTCATTGCTGGGCGCTCGCCAGATGTCCCGAGGACGTGGAGCAGGCGTGCCGCGACGTGGGCATTCCGTTGCGGGCGAGTTTCACCCAGATCCACCAACGCATCGCCGAGCAGAACGAACGCCTCCCCGCGAAGCGCAAGCGCACGCCGCGACGCAAGGGCTCCGGCGGCGTCTCCGTGGCGGCCGCCCATCGCCTCGGACTGTGGAACCCATGAAGCAAGCATCCCTCCCCCTGAACCCTCCCCAGACCCGCCACGTCGCCACCGTCCGCACGCCCTCGGGCGTCGTCTACGACTTCCACGACTGGTCGCCCCTCGGCCCGCCGCTGCCGTTCGAGACGATCCCCGAATGGCTCCGCCTGCCTGGGGAACCGGGTTACCTCGAACTCGACCGATACATGCGCCGGGTCAGCGGCAAGGGAGGCGCGGGGTGAAACCGATCGGACCCATCGTCGAGCAGATCCTGATCCGCGCCACCGGATTCCCCTCATTCGAGGCCGAGATGGGGTTCGCCGTCGCACGCGGAACCATGACCCTCACGCTCGCCGACCTGTCCGTCCTGGCCCGATACAAAGACATCGACGAGGCCCGCCAGAAGGTCGCCGAAATGCGCCGATCCGTCACCGTCTGGCGGCATATCCGCGACCAACTCGCCATCAGGATCGCCGACGAGACACGCGCCCAAATGAGCGCCAAGGCGCCGAAGAACGTCATCCTCGCCCGCGCGCACGACATCAACGCGAGCCAAACGCTGCACGAGTGGGAGGTCAACGCGATCGTGGTCCAAACAGTGTGGGACAACCTGCCGATAGCCCCTCGGCGCAACCATGCCCGATGAGGAAACTGTCTGGAAGACATACGCCGACGGAGGTTGCAGATCCGAGAGCGGAGAGTCGCGCCCTCCCCCGCGCATCCTCACGGGAGCGGAGTTTATTGGCAGGCACGTGCCGCCCACCTGGCTGATCGACGGCATTGTCCAACGCGGCAGACTCTACGCCTGCACATCGCTGACCGGCCACGGCAAGACCGCTATTTGGCTGTTCAACGCCTGCATGGTCCACGCCGGACGCATGATCGGCAACCTCGGCACATTCCCCGGCAATGTCCTCATCCTGGCCGGCGAAAACCCCGCCGATCTCGAAGCCCGTATGATCGCCATGGCTCGGGCATACAAAATCCCGTTAGACAGGCTACCCTACGTCCTGCCGGGCGCGTTCCCTCTCAACGAAGATGAAATCGAGAAACTGAAGGGCCTGATAAAAGCCCTCGGCGTGCCGCTCGCGCTCATCATCGGCGATACGGCGTCCAGCTTCTTCCCCGGCGACGATGAGAACTCCAACGTGCAGTCTGGCGGCTACGCCAGGACGCTCCGGACCTTGCATGAGTGCCCAGGCGGCCCCGCCGTCATCGCGCTGTCCCACCCGGTCAAGGGCGCGGCGCGTGGCAACCTCCTGCCCCGAGGCGGCGGCGCGTTCCTCAACGAACTCGACGGCAATCTCGTCCTCTGGTCCGAGGTTCAGGGGGAAGTCACCGAACTCCACTGGTGCGGCAAGATACGCGGCCCCGACTTCTCCCCGCTCGGCTACCGACTCCGCAAGGTCGAGACCGGCCTGTTCGACGAAAACAGCCGACCCGAGACAACCATCATCGCCGAGCCGATGTCCGAGGAAGCCGTCGCCGATCACGGCAAACAGACATTGGCCAATGAAGATGTCGTGTTACGCGCGATCCACGGTCACCCGGAATGGTCATACGCCCAGATATGCCGCGACACCGGATGGCTCGATGACAACGACCAACCGGAGAAGTGGCGCGTGCAGCGGGCTATCGCCTCGCTACTCGACGACAAACTCATCCACCGGCTCCGCAAAGGGGCGCCGTGGAAACTGACAGACAAAGGCGAATCCGTTTTGAACAAGGACAGACTGTGATGCCAAAATCCACCGCACCAACCATTATCGCGGCCAGAGCCATAGCCAAGGCCAGACCCGACATGGCCGGGAAGCCGCGAGGCAAGCGACCCTCCATCAGGTCGATCATCATCGCCAAATCAAAAGGTGCAAAGAATGTATCCAAAAGCAACCAGCGGTAGAAAAACCCAGGGTTCGTTCCGTAGCCGTCACAGCTACGACCCTAAATTGCGGCTACGTAACGTAGCATTGCTACGGTTTTCCGCTACGGAACAGCTACGTAATGACGCTTCACCTACGAAACCCGACGTTTTTTGCCGTAGCAGGCTAGGGGGAAGGGGGGGGTTTAGCCCCTCCCCCCTTACCGCCCGTAGCACCGTAGCATGATTCTATTTTCTTACTTATGGGCGACTGCTACGGCTTCTTTGACGAAGGACAAATAAGTGACCCGCGTCCGCCTCACCTTCGCCGCCAGGTGCCGCTTCCCCGACATCGGCACCAGCCACGGCACGGCCATCCTCGGCACCTACAAATTCGAGGAGTGGACCCGCGTCGAATGGCCCGGCGACCGCACCACGTGGCTGCGCGCCGAGGATCTGGAGCCAGTCACCCAACCGGAGGAACTCAACCCATGAACCTCACCACGATCCTGATAATCCTGCTGATCATCGTGATCATCGGAGGCGGCTGGGGATACTCCGGCGGCTACTATTCGGCGTATCCCCACTACGGCTACGGCATCGGCATCGGCGGTCTGCTGATCCTGGTGTTGCTGATACTTTTGTTGACAGGGCGCCTCTGATGCCCGCCAGAGCCGGTCCGGACGCTTCCGGGTATCCGACAGCCACCCAGGACACAAAAGCCGCTGGCGACCCTCCCAGGCCGGCCCGGACCATCCCGTGCGGTGTCTGTGAGCGCCCCATCAACGCGCCACCCAACGTCGAGGTCGCGCTATGCCGCGACTGCGCCCAACACCCCGTGCTCGTCGCCGCCTTCCGCGAAGGTCGCGCCAGACTCTTCGAACGCGAAGTGGAGACGCACCACGCGACCGCGACAGTCGCGTAATCGTAACGTGGAGCAGCGCGTGGAGCGGTAGGACTGGCGTGGAGCATTGCGTGGAGCGGTAGAGCGTGGTAGCGGGGAATGAGGAACGCACTGTATCAGGAATGAGATGCACTCATGGCCGCGCGACTCAACCCGAAGCAGGACGAGCGAGCCCGCTGTGCCATTCAAACAAGTCAGCTTGTTAATCGTCTGAACAAATTCGCGCTGGACGAGGCAAATCTCGTCGTTATGTCGAGTGATCAGGTGCGAGCCGCACTTGGTTTACTTCGCAAGACTATCCCAGATCTCGCCGTTACCGCCCACACTGGAGAAGACGGCGGGCCACTGACTATCCAGGTGATAACGGGCGTTCCACGGCGAATGATTAGCGATGACGCCTGACGAGCGCAGAGCGGAGAACCGAATACACAACACGCGATACCGTGCGCGTAAGCGGGAAAGGCGCGAGGCGGGCGACGCGGCGTCGTCTGTTGGTGCGATCGATCTGGGCTACAGGCCCCGTCCGCAGTTCGAGGACTTCCACCGTCGCAAGCAACGTTGGGCCTGCATTGTGGCGCATCGACGTTGCGGAAAGACGTTAGCAAGTCTCATGGACCTCATCGATGCGGCGCTGCGCTGTGACAAGCCAGACGCGCGCTTTGCTTTTATGTCGCCCACCTACGCAATGGCGAAAGACAGCGCGTTTCAATACCTCAAGCGATTCACGGCCGATATTCCCGGCATAGAGCAACGTGAGTCTGATTTGATGGTCATCTTTCCCAACGGTGCGCGCATCCGCCTCTATGGCTGTGAGACCTATGATCGATTGCGTGGCATTTACCTCGACGGCGTTATCTTAGACGAGGCCGGTGATATGCCGCCTCAGGCGTGGCCTCAGGTCATCCGTCCCGCGTTGTCTGACCGGCAAGGGTGGGCTGTGTTTATCGGCACTCCACGCGGTCGGAATGAGTTCTGGCGCATCCATGAGCAGGCGCGGACAGACCCGGCATGGTTCTCACTGGTTCTCAGGGTCAGCCAGACGCACCTGCTACCGGAGGCCGAGGTGGAAGACCTCAGGCGTATGCTAACGCCCGAAGCCTTCGAAGCTGAAATGGAATGCAGCTTCGATGCCGCGATCCTCGGCTCCTACTTCGGCAAGGATCTGGCCGACGCGGAAACATCCGGGCGCATTACCAGCGTGCCATACGACCCGGCGATCCCCGTGCATACCGCGTGGGATATCGGCATTGGCGACAGCACCGCCATTTGGTTTTTCCAGATCGTGCGCTCCGAGTTGCACGTCATCGATCATTACGAGGCGTCCGGCTTCGCGCTCGGTCATTACGTGGAAGTGCTCAAGTCGAAGCCGTATCAATACGGCCGCGATTACCTGCCGCACGACGCGATGGCGCGCGAGCTTGGGACGGGGCGATCGATCTTCGAGACGATGAAGGCACTGAGCGGTCGCCATCCCTGGATCGTTCGCAAGTTGTCCATCATGGACGGTATCAACGCGGCACGGGTGACGTTGGCGAAGACGTGGTTCGACGCTGGCAACTGCCACGAAGGGCTTGAGGCGTTGCGCGCGTATCACGCCGAGTTCGACGAGCGGGCTAAGGTGTTTTCGGATCGACCGAAGCATGACTGGTCAAGCCATTCCGCAGACGCAATGAGGTATATGTCCCTCGCATGGCGTGAGATCGCGCCGGACAAACCGAAGCCGCCGCCCCGCGACAGTTGGGACGCGGCGTTCAACCGGGACGCGGAAGAACTTCGCGACTGGAGGGTGACGTGATGACCGACTACCGATCACTCAGCGGCGCGGCGTTCCAGCGCGAAGTCGGCACCGATCCCGACAAGTGGGCCGACGCGGCGATGATCGCGGCCGAAGACCTTGGCTACAAGATCGATCGCGACTGGCTGCGGGATTTGCTCGCCGACGCCATGGAAACCGCGCGCAAACACTCAATACGAAACGTCATCGAGGGAGACGGCACATGATCCGCCTGTTAATCCTGGTCGCCCTCATGTCGCCCTCGGCGGTGTGGGCACAGGCTCCGGCCCTCACATACGAGGATCGTTCCGGCACGATCACCGCCGGCGGCACCGCCCAGGTCGTCCTGCCGGCGTGGACGGGCCGCCACGGCTGCGTGGTGCAGAACCAATCCGCTGGCAGCCTGTGGGTGTCCGAGACGGCGACAGCGGTCGCCGGACCGCCGTCGATCCTGATCCCGGCCGGTCAGCAGTTCTTGTGCATGTCTCCCGCGTCCGGTCAGGCGTATTCGATCATCGGCGCGACCACGGCGCAGGCGTTCGCGGCGCGTCAGTGGTAATCAGCAAGCGATCATTGCTGTTGGCCGGCGCCGCGTTTCCCGCGTCGGCGTTCGCGCAGTGCGTCATTAACGCGCCAGCCGTGGATGCGTGCCTCGGCGGCGTGCGGAACGCCGGACCGGCCGGGGCGACGCTCGACCTCAATTTCATGTTTCCGGGTTCGCTCGATCCGCGCATCACGTTCACCCGCGCGAGCAGCGCGACATACACCGACGCATCCGGCGTGATCCAGACGGCGGCGATCAACGCGCCACGCTGGGATTACGCGGGTGGATCGTTACGCGGGTTGCTGATCGAGGAGGCGCGAACCAATCTCGTTGTGAACAGCGTGACGTTCGCCGGCTGGTCGCCGCTTCAGGCGACGTTCACGAACGCGGTGGGCGTGGCACCGGACGGAACCACATCCATGGCGAAACTGGCCGAGGATGCGACCAATAACTTTCACACGATGATCCAGGTTTATACCGTTACGGCATCGGCGAGTTATACATTCTCGGTATATGCCAAAGCGGTTGAGAATCGTTACCTGATCGTTGCGATGGACGATAATGCGGCCGCTGCCGCGCGTGCGACATTCGATTTGCAGACAGGCACGATAACCGCGAGTGGGTTGTCCGGAGGCGGCACGTATCTGGGCTCGTCCATGCGGTTGGTGGGTAACGGCGTTTATCGTTGCTCGGTAAGTGGAACGGTCGGCGCCTCGACGACGCTCCGAGGTGTCCTCAGTCTCACGAACAGTGGCGCGATCAATACGTTTCCTGGCTATCAAGGGGTGGCTGGTAACGGCGTGTTGGTCTGGGGCGGCCAGATCGAACAGGGCGCGTTCCTCACCGGCTACATCCCCACGACATCGGCAACGGTAACGCGGGCGTTCGATAATTGCTCCCTCTCGCCCGCGAACATGGCGCCGTGGTTCCTGGCTGCCGCCGGATCGTGGTTCGCTGAGTTCATCGATAATGTTCCGGCGGGCGGCACCAGCCCGCGCATCATTGGTCCGAACAGCGCGGGTGTGACGCCGCTCTGGGCTTCAACGGGACTGAATTTGTCATCGTTCGACGGAGCGGTGTTGGCCGACCCCGCGCCGCTGATTGTTGTCGGTGCCGTTACCAGGGGCGTTTCAGCCTGGGCAGCTGGGACAGGCCGACTATGCGTCAATGGCGGCGCGGTCTTTTCCGGTGCTCAGGTGACCGGCTTCTCCTCGCTCGCATCGACGGGCGTCAGCTTCATGGGTGGCAATCCCGGCGTGGTGAATGAGACCATGACTGGAGCCATTCGCCGCGTTTCTTACTGGCCGCGTGTTCTGTCCGACGCGGAGATGCAGCAGGTGACGACGTAATGGGCTCATTCTTGGTGATGAAAGGGGCTAAACTCTCCATGGATGCGGATCGAGGCTTCGCGATATACGGCGTGGGCTTCCTCAGCGGTATCGAATGTGCCGAGAAAACATCTCTCTCCCCCGTGATCTCGGATATTCGCAAGAAACCGCCGGTTGCGGCTTTTGGTTACGCCAACAAGACCGGAAACTCCGACTTTCTTAATCATATTCCTGTTGTTCTGGAGCATGGTTACCGACCGTATATTTTCCAACGTGTTGTTCGTTCTGTCGCGATCTTTGTGGTCGATCCATTCAGGATCGATTCCATGGTGCATTTTGTAAATAATGCGGGAGACATAAAAACGGCGGCTTTGAAGACATACCTGCCAGTAACCTTTCGCGGACACCCGTCCAGCGATGTGACCCGCCCACCTCGAGTTCCACAACATGAAACTTCGGAGGCTTGTGAAGTGCTCACGCGGCCGACGACGCCAGCGAAGTTCGCCGGTAGAGGATTCATATTCGAAGCACTGGTGAAGATACTCCGCCGATGGCAGGGTAATCGAAGCCTTGGGCATGGGTCATATCCTTGCTTTTGGTCAGGATGCGCGAGGGCGTTCGTAGCGCCCTCCGCACCCGCTGGAGTGTAGCACATGCCTCCAGGTTATCCATGGCAAATCGGCGACGCCTTGCTCGCCACCGATCTGAACGATGCCATCGCTGGCGCTGGATCGGTTGGTGGCGCCGTAAACGTCTTAGATCATGGCGCCGACCCAACCGGCGTGCTGGACAGTTCCGACGCCATCAACGCGGCGGCGGCGGTGGTTTCGTCTGGGAGCACGCGGCACAGGGCGGTCTATCTTCCGACAGGCGTCTACCGGGTGAACAAGCAGATCAATCTCTCCGCCAGCCAGGGCCTCGTGGGCGATACGCGCGGCTCGTCCGTGCTCTATGTGGATGACAGGTTCGATCCGGCCGCCACGTCGGTCATCATGTGCACGTCGGGCGGCTTCGATCCCGGCCCCGTGCTACGGGATTTCGGCGTCACGTTCCAACAGCCCTCGGATCAGGGATCACGCGCCAACTTCAAGACGCTGGCGGCGGGCGGCACTTCGTCCACGGGCGGGACCGGCGTCAAATATCCGTGGGCCATCGCATCCGGTAGCGACAGTTTTCGTATTCAGTGCATCCGCGTGCGGATCGGCGGCGCCTGGGACGGCATCACCACCAACAACCACAACACCGTATATTGGCTCGACGATATCGAGATGGGGGCGCTCGATTGCGGCGTCTCGATAGGCGAGGGCGCGGCTGGCGGCGTGATGGATTTCTGCCACATCTCTGGCTACCACTTCTGGAACTTCGACCTGGGTGGTTCGCTGTTCAATGTATTCAAGGATGGTCAGACACAGGCGCTGCGCGTGGGACGCTGTGACGGGCTGGATGTCCGCGGCCTGACCTGCTTCTTGGGCCGGGTGATATTCACCGGCGAGAACGGCGGCTACACCATGTGCCACATTACCAACGCCATGATGGACGGAGTGCAGTCGTATATAGAGGTCAACTCCGGTGGCGTTGGTCATCTCAATATAAGCAACATTTATACCACGGCGGGGACTGAACGGGTGCGGCCGTTCCTGAACATCAATGGCGCCGGAAATATCCATATCACCAACTTTTATTCATTCTCCTCATCGAACTATCCGGAGATATTTCTTAACGACTATGATGCGCGCGTGTTTCTTTCTAATTTCAATAGCACATTTTACACAAACAATGTCCATTGGGCCGAGGTTCAGCGCGGCATCCTGAAACTCAGTAACGGTTATCTGTACTTGCAAGGCCCTCGCTCCGTCTCCGCGATAGCGGAAACACTGGACGGGAATATTCTGGTCGATAGCGTCTATTTTTCCGGTGCGAACGCTTCAGGTCCGCTGATCTCGACGGTAACGAATGGGGCTTATACGACCATTGGCTCCTTGACATTGCAGCCCTCGAACACCTGGACATTTTCATTCGCGGCAGGCACACGGCAGACATTCTATAGTCCGACAACGCGGTTTCAGGGTATCGGCGGATCGAGCATGTACATCGACGGTGTCATACAGTCCGGTCTGACCAGCGGCAGTCCTGGAAACGTGGTGATCGTCGGCGCGGCGGGTGAACAAAAGGCTCTGATATTCACAAGGGCCGCGAATTTGGCCTGGGCGCTGGTATCGGCGACCACGACAGACGATTTCAATGTAATACGTTACGATGCTTCGGGAGGCTTTGTTGATACTCCGCTGAGCATAAACCGGACGACTGGCGTTGTCAGCGCGTTGAAGCTGGTGCCCGTATCGTTCGGGATGAACTCTCCGGCGGTCGGGCGGCAGACCGTCACGGGTTCGCGCGGCGGCAACGCGGCGCTGGCGTCACTGCTGACCGCCCTGGCGGCGTTTGGGTTCATAACCGATAGCACCAGCGCATGAACAACAGAACGCAAAACTACTGCCCGGCGTGCAGGCGTTACGTCTTCGTGTGCGATCACTGGATCGTGCCGCCAACGGGTGTCGCGCCATGAGCCAGTCCCTTTACCCCGATCCGCCGACCGACCCCGAGGCCGCCGAGGCGTCGCGCCCGAAAGGTGGTCCCGGCATCGCATCGGATCGTTACCCGCGCGATCTGGACGATTTACACGCGCGCATGGTCCAGTGGTTCGAGGACAGCGAGCGCGCGACCGATGATGGCAGAAAATGGTCGCAGAGGGACAGGGATTACAAAGACGGATACCAGTGGTCATCCGCCGAGAAAGAGGCGCTGAAGCTGAGGGGCCAGCCCGAGGTCACGATCAACTACGTCAGCCGCAAAGTGGAACTTATGTGCGGTCTTGAGAGGAAATCGCGCACCGATCCAAAAGCATTCGCCCGCAACCCTGTCGATGAGGACAAAGCCGACGCCGCGACCCAGGCGCTGCGTTACATGAGCGACGACAACAACCTCCCGCTGATCCGCAGCGATGTTTACGAAAACCTCATGGTCGAGGGCGTCGGCGGGGCCGAGATCGTGCTGGTGGATGACGGCAAGGGCGGCGCCGATATCACGTTCGAACAGGTGCCGTTCGATCGGCTGTGGTGGGACCCGCATTCGCGCCGACTGGACTTTAGCGACGCGCGCCATCGCGGCATCATCGTCTGGATGGACCGCGAGCAAGCCGTCGAAACATGGCCTGATGTCGAGGATCTGATATCCGACACGTTCCAGACGCAGACAGGAAGCTATGGCGACCGCCCGCACGAGATCGTCTGGTGCGACAGCAAGCGCGAGCGCATCCGCGTCGTGCAATGCCACTGGCAGGAGCAAAACGAGTGGTGGGTAGCGACCTATACCCGCGTCGGCTTCCTGGCAGAGCCCACGAAGTCCCCATTTCTCGACGCCAAGGGCAAATCAGCCTGTGGCCTTCGCATGACCAGCGCGCACATTGACCGCGAGAATAATCGTTACGGCATGGTGCGCGACCTGATCAGTATGCAAGATGAGGTCAACAAACGTCGCAGTAAGGCGCTGCATTTGTTGTCAGTCGCCCAGGTGGTGACGGAAGACGGAGCCGTCGCGGACATAGACAAGGCGCGGCGTGAAGTGGCGCGGCCCGACGGCGTGATCGTTGTTAATCCAGGCATGAAATTCGAGATCGACAGGGGCAATGACCTGGCTGTCGGCCAGTTTCAGTTGTTGCAGCACGCGACGGCGGAAATGCAGGCCAGCGGGCCGAACGCCTCGATGTCCGGCACCGATCCGCGCGAACTGTCGGGGCGGGCGATCCTCGCGCAGCAGGCGGGCGGCGCGGCGGCGCACGAGCCGATCGCGGACACGTTACGGATGTGGAACCGCGATTTGCTGTCGATCGCATGGATGGCCGCGCGGCAATATTGGACGGCGGGACGATGGGTGCGGGTGACGGACGACCTTAATTCAACACGCTGGGTTGGGATCAACCAGCCGGTGCGCCTGATGGACGAGTTGGCGGCGCTGCCGGACGACCAACGCGCCCAGGCGATGCAGATGATGCGGCTCGTGCCCGGGGACCCACGGCTTCAGCAAGTGATCCGGGTTGAGAACGACATAACCGATATGGACGTGGACATTACGATCGAGGAAGGAATTGACGTTCCAAGCATTCAGGCCGAGCAGTTCCAGAACCTGCTGCAACTGGCCGGCACGCAGCCGGGCCTGATCCCGCCGGAGATGCTGATCGCCGCATCAAATTTCCGCAACAAGGAAGACCTGTTGAAGATGTTGAAGGACCGTCAGGAGGCGCAGGCGCAGACGCAGCAGAAAGTTCAGAAGATGGCCGAGGACAAGGCCGAGGCCGACACCACGGCGACGCGGGCCAAGGCGGCGGCGGACTTCGCTCTGGCGGAGGAACGCAAGCACGCATCGATCCATCACATCGCCGACACGCATGTCATGCACAACGAGATGAACGCGCCGCCCGACCCGCCATCTGATCCGGGGACGGTCGTGCCGCCGGAGGTTCAGGCCGCGCTGAACGACGCCGATATCAGGGGCAGGCACGCCAAGGCGATGGCGGACGAGGCGCGCGCGGGCGATCTGCGGCAGAGCGCGGTCGAGAGGGTCAACAACATCCTGATCGCGCGCCACAACGCGCTCGCGCCGCCTGAACAGCCGGGGACAGCATGAGCAGACCAAGGGTGGGTGCCGTGATCGCGGCGATGGATGTGTTGCTGACAAAGCGGCAGATCGCTGTTGTGAACAACCGAACGCGGGGCGGTTCGAGCAAGCTAGAAATCATACGCGAGTTTCTGAACGTAGGCATCCAGGCATACGAAGCCGAGGGCGTTTTTTTTCGCCAAAAGGTGAACGCCACATTTGAACAGTCCAACAAACTACAGCGCCACATCGGCGACGCCATCATCATGCCAAGAGGAGCGGCCTGATGTCTGAGACACCATCCCAACTCGACGCATTCCTGAGCAGCGGCGCCCAGCCCGAGGCCACTGAGACGCCCGCGCCGGAGCCGTCGAAGGCGGCGCCAGAGGCCGCGCCGGACAGCGGAGGCAGTGGCAGCAAGGACAAGCCGCCCGCTGCTAAGTCGGCCCCGGAGCCGGACGACGACGCGGACCCTGGTGAGCCGGAGCCGGGGCAACCCAACGTCCCGCGCAGTGCCTACGAAAAGGAACGCCAGCGCAGGCAGGACTGGAAATCGCGCGCGTCCGCCGCCGAGGCCGAGAAGGCCATGCTCCTCAAGCAGCTTGAGGAAGCACGCAAACCGCCACCAGCCGCCACACCGCCCGCCATGTTGGAGCCGATCGACCCGGCGCGCGACCCCGAGGGATATACCAGGCGCGTGCGCGGAGTCGTTTTGAACGAGAGACTAAACACATCCGAAATGATGGCTCTCGACAAGCACGGGAAGGAAGTCATCGACGCCGAGACCGAGTATTTCCAGCGGCGGACGCAGGCCGATCCGCGACTGTGGAACGAGTTATACAGCAAGCCGCACCCATACCAGTGGATGATCGACAACAACGCCACGGCGCGGCTGCACGAGGAGATCGGCACCGATCCGGCGGCTTATCGGGCCAGGATAGCGGCTGAAGAGCGCGCTAAGTGGGAAGCCGAGGGTGGCGCGGGGCCGCGTGTATCGCCCGCGGCTGGCCTTCCTCCGTCTTTAGCCAGTGCCCGCAGTGCCGCCCCTAGAGGCACCAATGGATTTTCCGGGCCACCGAGTCTCGCGGATATACTTACGAGACCGCAACGGCGTGGCTGACCTCGCGACCTTGACCGCCATCCTCTACGCCGCGCGCCTGCAACGCCGCGTGCCGGAGACGAGCGGGGAAAAGCAACGGGCTATCGCGGAATCGGTCGTCGATGCTAGGCTGATAGTGGAAGCCACGACCGAGGACGAGGACGGAGCCGATTTCCGTCTCACCATGTCTCGATTACTGGAAGCCGAGCCAGAGCAACCGCCGCCGTCGCCGGGCATAATCGGGCGTATCGCGGAAGCAAAGGCAACCCGTCGCCGGGGTTGATTCGGGCGCTGGGCACCGCTGGCCCTTAAGCAGCGTGACCTCGTCGCCGGGGGACTGACCGGGCGTTCCCTAACGTCCCATCAAATCCCCTGCGACAGGAGGCGATCATCGCCGACATGAATGTGACTCCGGCCAGAGCCGGACTGACTCCGCTTATCTGGGACTCTGACTTCTTCAGCGAGTATATCCGGAAGAATCAGTTCGCCAGATACATGGGAACCACGATGGGTTCCATGATCCAGGTGCGTGAAGACCTCACCCGGAAAGCTGGGGATACCGTGGTTTTCCCGACCGTTCGCCGCCTGATCGGCGCGGGTGTCTCCGGAAACACCGTCCTTGAGGGCAACGAAGAAATCCTCAACGCCCGCAGCCTGAACCTCGTCGTCTCCGCCTTCCGCCACGCGGTCGCGGTCTCGGACTGGGACGAGCAGAAGTCGGTGATCGATCTCCGGGACGCGGCGCGCGAGGCGCTGATGAACTGGGAATTGGAGAAGATGCGCTCCGACATCATCACCAGCCTGGAAGCCATCACGGCGGACGGCAACGTGCAGATCTCCTACGCCGCCGCCACCGCCGGACAGCGCAACACCTGGATGGTGAACAACGCTGATCGTGTGTTGTTCGGTGGTTCGAAGGCCAACGCGGTCTCCGGCGTCATGGCGACCGCGCTGACGACGATCAACAACACCTCGGGCAAGATGACGGCGGCGATCGTCACGCTGGCGAAACGCATCGCGCGGACCGCCTCGCCGCGCATTCGGCCCATCAGCGTCAACGACGACGAGGAATGGTTCGTCATGTTCATGCCGAGCCTGCCGTTCCGCGACTTGATGACCGACCCCGTGATCATCAATGCGATGCAATACGCATGGGACCGCGGCCGCGATAATCCGCTGTTCACGGCGGGCGACATCCTCTGGAACGGCGTGATCATCCGCGAAATCCCCGAGATGCCGGTTCTCGCCGACGTGGGCGCTGGCGGCACCGTGGACGTGGCCGCCTCGGTCCTGTGTGGGGCTCAGGCGTTGGGTGTCGCGTGGGCACAAAGGATGAAAAGTACAACGAATACACGTGACTACGGGTCAATTGGCCCCACCGTTCATTGATGAGCGGTTGCAAACCCGGTGAACTCAGGGAACCTCTCATGGCCAGATATGAGACAATCCTGAGCCAAGGTTCGCGGTTCCAGTCCGCGTTCAAGGTGCAACGATCATCCCGCAAGGGAGTAGGGGCAAGCGCCCCGAAGCGCCGGGCACCCCAATGGGGTGATGATATGATCTCGTCTGCCGGGCGACCGGTAGCAGCCCTTAATTGGGCGGTCAGTGCCTCGCGAACACTGGCGAAGACATTCCACCCACGCAACAACGATATGCACGGCGTGGGCATACAAGAAATGAGGGGTATTGGGAAGCTTCGGTTCGGAACCGATCCGACCGTGGACACGACGAAGCCGGTAGACGCAGGTTGTGTGACGGTCTACACCGCGGCCGAGCCGGATGCGTAACGAATATAATGCTTAGTTACGCACATCATGGTGTGGTAGTTAACGAGAACCAGTGGGTGGGTCCAATCACCCACTGGCCCTCTGACCACATTGAGCAGGATGAGTGCCCGAACATGGCTAAACCATATATACCCTACGACGGGGTTGTGATTACACGCGCCGACGCCCTGGCCGCTGGCCTGACGCGTTTCTTCACCGGCAAACCCTGTAAACACGGACATCTAAGCGAGCGCACGTCCGTGAATGGCGGGTGCATCGCGTGCAACGCCATCACCGCCATCGCGCTATATCACGACGAAACGCCAGAACAGCGCGCGGAACGCAATGAGCGAACGAAAGCGTGGAAAGACGCTCACCGGGAGCAGGTCCGAGCCGCGGGCCGGGCTTACTCGCAGGCGCACCGGGAACAGGCAAACGCCTGGAAGACCGCGAACCGAGACAAGATAAACGCGGCGGAACGTGAGTCGCGCTTGCGCGATCCCGAGACGCACAAGGCACGCGTCGCCAAATATCAGACTTCCGACAAGGGGAAAGCCACGCTCCAGGCTTACCGTCTGGCAAACGCCGAAGCCGCCAGGAAGCGTGCGAAGGAATGGAAAGAGCAAAATCCCGAACGTGCTCTGGAGACCAAGAGGAAATACTACGAGGCGAACAAGGATAAAATCGTCCAGCGAGTAGCTGAATGGAACGCCGCCAATCCCGATGGTCAGCGGACAAGAGGCCGCAACTACCGAGCCAAACTTCACGCCGCCGAAGGCAGTCACACGCGGGAACAAATTCAGGCGCTCTACGCTTCCCAGAAAGGCAAGTGCTCTTACTGCCGTATCTCACTGAAGAATGGCTATCACGCAGACCATATCCAGCCGTTGAGCAAGGGTGGATCGAACTGGATCAGCAACATCCAGTTAGCCTGCTCTGAATGCAACAATCGTAAGCGTGCCACCGACCCAATCCTCTATGCGCAACGCCTGGGCCGCCTCCTCTAACCCCACAAGGAGATTTCAACATGGCAACGAAAACAGCAACGGCTGAGGCGCCTAAAGCCGCTCCGGACGTGGTTCGTATCTCCACGCGCACCGCCGACGAGATGGCGCAGATGGCCGCGTCAACTGTCGGCGCCCAGGTCATCCTCGATTACAACGGCGCGGGTTCGCTTGGCGCGCGTGGTGGCGCGGGTGCGACGATCGAGGAAAACACGGCGGCTCGTGACGTGCATCTGACGGCATTGGGCTTCGATCCAACGGCGCCATCAGGTCCACCCACGGTGCCGGACCCCGAAGCGGCGACGGCTTCGGCCGAGGCGGCGGCCGGTTTGGTTCGGGGCCGCGCGACAAAGATCAGCAGCCTCGCCGCTGGTATTTTGTCCGGGGCCAACGTCCCCGATGGTTCGGTCCCGCCGGTCAATACGGCGGTTCCGGCCGTCTCGCAGTCAGGAGCCACGCTGCTTTGCACCATGGGCACCTGGGACGGCGAGCCGACAGCTTACGCTTACCAGTGGCAGTTCGACGGCGCGGATGTGGCGAGCGAT